CAACAAAGCGGCAGGAAGGTCTGCGACCAAGACGGCCAACAAATCTGCGATGCCTGTCTGTGCTGCTGGAAGGGCTGGGGACTCGGCTGTGAAGGCTCCGACGATAGTGTTGTCGTGGCTCTTTGTGGTTTCAGCCATGTACTGAGCCAAGATGCCATTGAAGAGGTTATACGTGAAGGCCACAGGGGTATCTGGGTTTTCTGAGTCGTAGTTGCCCTGCCAGATGTTCTGCTCGATGTTCTTAGCCACCTGTGATGCGAGGTACGCAGCAAGGAAGGCCTCGTAGTCGCCCGGAACGGCAGCGTAGTTGCCGCGCATCTGCTCAGCAGCCCAAGTACGGGCCAACTCGTGGTTGCAGATTTCCTCGTTGACCTGCAACTCGGAGAGAGTCAAAACAACATCCCCAATATTCAGAGGTGCGTCAGGAGAGTCGAAGGTGCAAGTACGTGCGCCTACGGCTGCACCTGAAACCTTACGGAGGTTGGTTTTGTAACGGACGTTCTCAAGAACGGAAACGAATCCATTGGCGATGGTATCCGCGCTGAGGATTGCTGGAGCGACGAACGGGACAGCGGCCTGCCCTGCGTACGTGCTTGGTGTGAATGTAGCTTTAGCCATTATTCGATGAAAATTTATTTGCAAGGGCGCGGACGCGCTCCTGTGTTGTGAGATTTGTCAAGTCGACGGGTTCGGTCCGCTTCGTGGGGGCCATACGTTGCACACCTTTTGTGGCGGCCTGCTTTTTGATTTCAGCCAGTTGCGTCTTGAGGAACTCAATCTCGCTCTGTGCTTTGCTCAGCTCTTCTTTGGCTGGCTCTTCCTCCAGTTCAACCTCGATTTCCATCTCGATTGCTGGCTCTTCTGCTGCTTCTTCTGCGGGTGCTTCTTCCTCTGAGTGGCCTTTGGGGGCTTCAGGGTTGACGGACATCTCTTCCTTTACTTCCTCTACGACCTCTTCCATGTCCTCCTCCTTCTTGTCGCCCATCATTGAGGCAACAGCTTCACGAATCATCTCCTCGACGATTTCGCGGGTGACGTAGCTCTCTACGTACTCTTGTTTTGTGTCATCCATATCGGTTGTGTTTTCGTCTGCGCTGAGTCCTTTTTTCTTCTTACCGCCTCCGCCTGAGCCTTTTCCACCGCCTTTTCCTGGAGCTGCGTCACCGCCTCCATCATCACCACTACCTGTATCGCCTCCATCGTCCTCTGCCTTGGGCTTGCTGACTGACTTGGGGTTCACGCCTTTCTTTGGGCCTTTCGCGGCTCCTTTGCCTTCTCCCTCTCCGTCTCCTTTGCCTTCAGCCTTCTTGATGCCTCCGACCTTACCGCCTTCCACAATCTGCAAGATGTCCCCATCTGCGAGTTCGTAATCTCCTTCGGGCAGTGCAATTTGTTCGCCTTCATCGTTAATGATGTACGCCTCGGCACCTTCGAGGAAGCTGTCGGCATCGGTGTAAATCACGGTGCCATTTTCGAGAGTTGCTTCGGCCATGTCGATGCGCTCAGACGTGACCTTGAGGTCTACGTTAAAGCGGTTGAACAGGTCCTGCACTCGTTTCTGGATAGTCATGTGTGGGAGGGTTTTGTATATAACGGGTTCAGAGGTGTTTGCTTACTTTCTTCGGGCAATTTTCTCAAGCGCGTCCATCAGTTCAATTTCTTTCAGACGTGCATCGGCCCACCGCTTGCCTGCCTTGCCACCCCACAACAGGTACGAGATGGTTCCACAGGCACTCGTGTCGCTTGGGTCGTAGTATTCTTCCGCTCGTGCGAGGAATGAGGCCATACGCTTGACGACATCCGCGCTGATAGGAGAACCTTTGGCGAGCTGCTGGGCGCGAACCTTGCCCGTCTGCGTAGCGCACTTGTTGCCGTGCTTCTCATTCAGGTCTATGCCTCTCTGTGCGTTGTTCTTCACAGCATCGGGGTAGTTGCCGTACGTTTCAAAACGTACAATGCTCAGAAGCTCCTGAGCAAGCTGTGCCATCTCTTCGCTATGTTGCGCCTGCTGGGTCTTGTCCACGAAGTATCCCTCGATGGAGAAGCCTTTGACTTTGCCTTCCTTGACCCACTCCTGCCAGATGGCTTCGTTGTCAACCTTCACGGAAACCATCCACGTACCTACGGGGACGTCAAGGCCGTAGTACGCTGACTTGTCCTTCTTCTTGTCCTCGACCAACCATGACTCCACAAGCGTCAAGCCCTGAATGCTGTGTTCGTGTTCGAGGGTGTGGTTCTTTTGGTTGCCGTGCTTCATGTACAGCTCGCTGGCCCTCCTCACGGTGGACTTGCTGAAGTAGACGTAGAAATCCTCGTCCCCGTTGCTTCGGTAGATGGGTTTGTCAGGCACGAGGGCAGGGCCTACAAGGATGCGCTTGTCGGCATCCACCTCAGCGAACTGCACCTTCTGTTCTGATAGGGCCACGAAGTCGAGTTCGATGGCGGGCTTGTCTACGAGGCTGATAGCGTCAATGCCGTACAGCTCGGCTTCTTCGTCAATGACGAGTTCAAAGATTTTCATAGTGAGGCTTGTTCTTGGATTTGTTGGTTGGCTTGTTGTGCCGTAGTTACGTCTTGAGAGATGACAAACGCCTGTACAGGGGCCTGACCCACTGCACCCTGCCCAAGGAAGGACAGGTCGAGCTGTGGCGCACCCGTAGCAGCTCCTCCCGTAGAGGCTGCCGACAAGGTTGGGGAGCGAGGTATTTCTATCGAAGTGTCGACAGGGGCTGGGGCCTCATATTGGGTACGTGCGATGTTGGCTATCTGTGCCGCACCTGTGGCCGCTGCTATGCCTGCCTCCACAAACTGCGCACCCGTGGCCAGCTTGATAGGGTTGCCGCCTGCCGTCAGGGCGTTGACTACGGCCTGTCCCGTGTTCAAGGTAGCCGTGGCCAGTGCTATGGCCTTGTTTCTTTTGAAAGCCTGCTCTGCATCTTGGTCATCCTTCTTGCTGAAGGCATCATTCAGTGCCGAAAGGGCAGACAAGGCCCCGAGGGCCAACTGCATACGGCTGTCGAAGATGGCCTTGTTCCGTTCGAAGTCCTTTTGGGCCTCTGCATCCTTCTGTGCCGCTTCGTTCTCCCGTGCTTTCTTCTCTGCATCGGCCTCAGCTACGCGGTACTTCTCTTCGATGGCTGCCTGTTGGCTTAGGAAGCTCTCCGTAGCGGCCAAAATGAGGCCCTCGTCGTCGCCTGCGATGGCTATACGCTGGTCGTACTTCTGCATCAGGGCCAGCTCTTCACGTTCCTGCGCGTTTAGTGTCTCCGCGTACAGCTCGTCCTCCAGTTTTTGCTGTGCCTCCAAGGTCTTGAGCCGCGCCTTCTCTGCCTCTGCCTCCTGCTTCTCGATACGGGCTGCTTCGGCTTCATCCCTCTTGACGGCAGCGTCAGCTGCGGCCTTCTCCCTTGACTCCTTTTGCAGAAGTAGCGACTGCCTTTCACCCTCAAGCCTCTTTTGTGCTTTGAGCGAGCGCGTTTGCAGCTGTATGACCTGAGCCTCGGCTTCGGCTACGGCCTGCTTCGTCTCTTCGTCGCTCTCTGCAAGGGCAGCCTGCTCTGCAAGTATCGCGGCCCTCTCTTTGGCAAACTCAAGCTCCTTGTCGATGGTCCTTTGCTCCGCAGCCAACGCCTCATCCAAGGCCCCGATGCGCTCTTCAAAAGACAGCTTCTCGTCCTCTACGAGCAACCTTTTCTCGGCTATGAGTTTGTTGGTTTCGGCCCTTACCGTGAGAAATTCACGCTCTGCCACCTTGAGGTCGTTCTCTCGCTTGGCAAGTTCTGCGGCCTCCTGTGCCACTCTTCCAATCTCGGCTGCATAGTCCTTGGCCGCTTGCGTGGCATCGCCAAAGGATTCGGTAACGCTATCCACTCCGAGCGTCACCTTGCCTACCGCGTCAGCGGCTGTCGTGGCGGCTCCTGCAAAGTCGCCACTGAAAAGCTGTTCAACAGCCTTGCCAAGCTGCGGGATAAGCTCCAACAGGCCGTTGAACCTGTTGACGATATTGTCCTGTATGAGCTTGGCGAAATCCTTGACGGCCTGCTGTGGGTTTTGGAAGGCTTCAAAGACCTTCTCACCCAACGAGATGACAACGTCCGTAAGCTTGTCCATGACACCGCCCAGCGTGGCCATGATGACACGTAGCTTCTGCGCACCGCGCTCCGTCTTCGTGAAGAACGAGAGCAGGGACGTAAAGGCCACGATGAGCAAACCGATGCCCGTGGCGGCCACAGCTACCCGAAGGCTTTTGAACCCTCCCACGGCTGTCTTGAGGCCCTGACCCATCTTAGCGAACCCTGTCACGGCTCCGCCCGTCAACGCATCAAGCTGACCCGTAAGGCCAGAGGTGGCCTGCGAGGTATCCTTTATGCTGTCGTCTACGTTGTCAATGCTTTTGGTGACCTGCGTTGTGTCCGCAGTCACCTCAAGGACGACCTGTTGTTTTGTTACAGCCATGTGATGAGCTTATATGCGCCAAAGGCGTACGCGGTTAGGTAGAGGGCCGTCATGGTGTAGTCCAAAAACTTGACCCACCATGGCAGGCGGTTGGCTTTTTTGCTTGCCATGAGCAGGTCGATGGCTGGCATGATGTGGCGTGGTGATTCCATTACGTTTGTAGTTGTGCGGTGTTGGGTCTGCATACGCTTGTCCCTGACCTGTTAGGCTCCCATCTGTATCCATAGTATTCGCAACACGTCTTCCCTCCGTAGTCAGGCCCCCCCGGGCTTGAACTGTTGAACAGGATGACGTTCTGCGACTCCCAAAGGCTTGTCGGTGTGTCAGCACAGAGCGAAAGGCCGTCCAATTTCTTGATGAGCTGCACCTTGGCAAGGCTGGGCGTGTTTGCGTCAAAGGTCACGGAGAGGATGCGGTAGAACGCATCATTGACGTACACCTTGTCATTGAACTTTAGGTCGGCTATATCGGCTTCGTTTAGGCGTACGCTGCACGTCATGATTCGGGCATCGCTGGAGTACAGCTCCGTGACGTACTGCGCCCAAAAACGGATGTACAACGTGTCGCGTGGGTTGGCGGCTATATCGAACAGCGGCCTCTCGACTCCGAAATTCAAGTCTTTCGATGTGACCTGTGGGTCGGTGCTGTTGTAGTTGCTGAATGTCGGAAAGACAGCCGAGCGATTCGTGTTCGTTTCATCTTGATAGTAGAAGGTGTTGCCCGTGTCTAGCCCGCACCAATATGCCAACATCGGCAAAGGGTCCTGTATCCCTGTGCCGTCCGCTGTCAGCCCCCTGAACAAAGGAACGGAGGTGCCCGGAACCAGCGAAAGGATGTAAGGGGCGAAGCCTGTTTGGATAATCAGTTCGCCCGTGGCAAAGTCGTTTTCGGATTCAACGATGCGCTGCCTCCCGTACACCCTGTCAAGGGACTTCTGCACCTCCAAAGAGATGAAGTCCTTGCCCTCCTTGTGCGTCCATTCGTAGACCTGCGACTGGATGTCTGTCGTGGGCTTGATGGTAACATCCTTTCCGTAGTCGACCTTGTTTGTCCAGTCCTTGTTTGCTCCGCTTGCCGTGTAATTCTCGTAGGTGTCGATGAGCAAGTGGTTCGGCTTGTTAGGGTCAGGCACGAACACAAGGTTGAACATCTTTTGCAGCGATGTGAGGTAGTCGATTTGCTTCATCTCAGGCAGGTTCTCAGCCACGCCCACCTCGTACCCTCCAAAAGGTTGGCCTGCAATGACTTCAAATGAGGTTCGCACCCCATCATTGAAGTTGCTAGAACCTGAGAACGTGATGCTTCCTCCCCCTACGTTTGGGTTGAAAGCGTTTACCTCTAAAGTGTCGCCACTACTCAAGAAAACATCGTCGAATGTTAATAGCAGGTTGTCCTGTTGCCCTGTAAAATCTGTTATCGCGTAGTTCTCAAGTACGGTGGTATTTCTGCGAAGCCGAATGAAGGCTGCCGTAGCTCCTGACGAGCCTGAAAAGCTCCAAGAATATGTGATGCGCACCGAATAAGACCCTGAAGCAGGTGCCGTGTATTGGTCTGCTGTATTGTTCCAGTTGCTGCCGGGGTCAGAGCAACCTGTTTGCGTGTCGCTAAAATTTAAGTTGGCTGAGTTGCCTGCCGTTATGGTTTGGTCCGAGGCAAGCGTGGTTCTGATGTTTTCGTCCACCACGTCCTTGGGTTGAACCTGTTGGCTACCGTTCCATGCAGGCAGGTACACGTCCTCGAAGTCGCTACCATTTAGGTACGTGCTTTCGTACGTAAACCCAGCTCCCGATAGAATTTTGTCAACCAAAACCTTGGCTTGAACGAACGGGGTCAGGTTAGACATTGGTATTCCCTCAGTGCTTGTGCCGATGGGGTTGGTGCTTGACCAATTGTTGCCCTTATCCATTAGGCCGTAGCGTATTTCGGGAGATATGCCTAAGCCAATCCAACTTTGACCGACATTGACGTACGTCAGGTCATGGTCGTAGCTGCTGAGGTCAAGGTCCGAGATGAAGGCCCCTCCCAGCTCTGTCTTGAGGTCAAGGGCACCGCTAAAGAAGGCCACCTCGACCTCTGCATAGATTTCCTTTGTCAGGTACACGGCCTTGATTTGCACGTAGCCCTCGGCCAAAGGTGTGGACCCGCTGTGAAGCGATGCCGCAAGCCTCTGCTGCAAGTTCAGGCCACCCACAAGGGCAGGCTCGTCGATGTTGCCAAAGATGGTCCTGTTCAGCTCCGTGAGAGGTAGCCGAAAGGTCTGCGTGAAGCTGCCCTGCGGGTTGTTGATTTTGGTAACATCAGCATACTGGAGCTTGATGTTGACGGGAGCGTTCTCGTACAGCTCCGCATCGATACCCGAAATAATTAGCCTCAGCATCGGATGTCCCTTGCCAGTTCAACGTCCAAGGAGACCTCGTAGAATCGTGCGCCTGCGGGCTGTATCTGCAACGAGTTGGTGCGTACGATGCACGGCTCCCAGTCGCCTGTCCCCCTGCGCATCTGCACAACGGGTGAGCGCATAAGGTATTGACATAGGTCACGCTGGGCCTCGGTGAAGAACTGCTCGGTGAGCGTGTAGGCTTCCTTGCCCACCTTCCCGTACGTATCGTACTGCTGGATGTTGGAGGCTATGGTAAAGGTAGCTTCTCCGTAGGTCCCTACGTTCTTTCGGTACTCCTTGCCCGTGGTGCTAATTGTAAGGGGCGCCCGTGAGTCGAACCGCAGGTAGTCCCAGCCTCCTCTCGTGTTAATCCATGCAAGCTGTGTGGCCTCGTGGCTGCACGGGCGGGGCTTGTTGGCTGATACCTTTAGGTTCATAGACATTGCGCTGCTGCCATCCTGAAGGACAAAGTTTACGATGTCAGGCATGGCCGTAAAACCAAGGTGCATCCATGCCGCTGGGCCTATCGGTAAGGCGTACAGGTTGTTCTTTGTAATCGTGGTGGCGTCAGCAACGGAAAACGAGAGAGCCTCAACCAAAGTGCCGTCTGGCCTAAGCGACTGAGCCGCTACGTTGTCCAGCCCTGTCGGGACTCCGAGGCTGTTCGTGTTCAGGAACATCATGACGGCTTCGTCGTCGACGTCCATGCTCAAACTGATAGTTCCGCTAACGGGCTTGAGGTCGGTTAGCCATGCCTTTTTGGTGCTGGCTGTTGGATAGTATTTGGAGAAGGAACGCAAGAGGCCCGAGGATATTTGCTCGGTGCCATTGAGCAGGTAAATGACCTTGGTGTCTTCCACAGCACTTTCCGTTGTGCCAGTATAAGAAGCGGCCTGAATAGTGAAGCGCAGAAGGCACAGCTCGTCGCAGTTGAACACCTTGCCAGAATCCTGCACCGCGTGGATGGCGACCCCGTCTTTGCTTAGGGGGAACTCAAGGATGCCACGGGCTATCTTGGACAGGTCGAAATGCACTACGTCACTTGCGTTTGGAACGAGGTAAAGCTTGGCCTTCTCTGCTCCTGAGGTTGTGGGGTTTGTGCTGCGCCTAACTATGACGACAAACCTGTCGGGCGGTGTGCCTCCATCGTCGTCAATGGTGTAGACAAGGTACTGCCCAACGGGCCATACGTCTTGTGCTGGTGAGCTGATAATATCTGCGGCCATTACTTTGCTGTTGCTGTGATGTTTCCTATCTGCGCACTGATTTGCAGTGCTACGTCTTCGGCCTTGGCTTCGGCCAGCTTCTGGGCGTATCGTGGGTACATGGTTTCGTACGCCTCAGTCCAGTACTTTACGCCCTTGATGCCCTTACGCTTGATGCCTCGTGCTATGCCAAAGGCTGCACCCTTCATTGCCTCCTCGGTCTGTGGGATGAACTTGCCATCGGCATCACGCAGGCGCACCCCCTTGACCTTCATCCATTCCATGATGGCCCCAACGGGCGGCTGTTTGGTTGTGTAGCTGTACGGGCTGCCGTGCTTCTTCTGGGTGCCGTTGACACCCCAATGCAGGAAGCCAGCGTAGGGAAGGGGCGACCCAAAACGAACCGACCCTC